AGAGCATGCGGAGTTATAAGTCAGGCGCAACAGATATCGGCGGAATGTGGCTTGTTCCGAAAAGCAACCAGCAGATGTCTGAAGCGGATACAGCAAGGTATATCTACGAGGCGATCCTGAATAATCAGGCAGTCTCCGTGCCGTTTGGCTGGCTGGGGTCTGTGGGCAACTATATTAACGTGCTGCACGAATGCAGCGGTATCAACACCGGGGAATACTATCTTGCATGGAAAGCGGTGACGGATAATACCAGTCCTATGATCCGCTCCGTGAAAGTAGTGGACGTAACAATTTGAGAGGATGATACAATGAAAGAAAATATCTGTACTGCCGCCGGAATCATCGGCGGCTTTTTTGCGGCACTGCTCGGAGGGTGGGATTCTGCCCTGATTACACTTGTGCTGTTCATGGGCATCGACTTCACCACAGGACTGATTGCCGCGTCTATGGGCAGAAGCAAACACAGCAAGACCGGCAGACTCAGCTCAAAGGCTGGTTGGGTCGGGCTTGCAAAGAAATTCTGTATTCTGCTCATGGTCGTTGTGGCTGTCCGCATGGATATTATGATCGGGATCACATATATCCGTGATGCGACCTGCATCGGCTTCTGTGTGAATGAACTGCTTTCGATCATTGAGAATACAAGTCTCATGGGCATTCCGTATCCGCCTGCGATTAAGAAAGCAATTGAGGTTCTTCAGAAAAGGGCGGCGCATATTGATGATGAGATTCAGGAAATGATCGACAAGATGGAGGATGATAAGAAATGAAATATCAATATTCCGATTCTGTGCAGATCTCTCAGCATTTCAATTCTACTGAATTCCGCTGTAAATGCGGAAAAGAGCATGATTTTGAGGTAAATGATAACCTCGTTCAGAAGCTCGAAAAGCTGTACGCCGCGCTCAACTGCTCCCAGATCATCGTGACTTCCGGTTTCCGCTGTGTGACGCACGATAAGAATGTTGGCGGCAGCGGCACGGGACAGCATACTCTCGGAAATGCCGCGGATATCTGCTGCTACGGTCAGGACGGACAGCCAATCAGCAGTAAAACAGTTTGCTGCAAGGCTCAGGATATCGGCTTTACAGGCATTGCGAATATCACTGCTGCCTACCAGTACACGCATGTCGATGTCCGTCCGAATGGTAAATGGTACGGCGACGAAGTCCACGGGAATAGCTCTGTGACCGATGATTTTTACAAGTATTTCGGAGGCGAGGATATGAAGGGTATTGATGTGAGCGTTCACAACGGTGACATTGACTGGAGCAAGGTCAAGGCTGACGGTATCGACTTTGCGATCCTGAGAGCCGGTTACGGGAAGTTGGCCAAGCAGAAGGATGCATAATTTGAGGACAATTACAAGGGAGCGAAAGCCGCAGGGATTCCTGTCGGTGCGTACTGGTATTCCTATGCAACAACCCCTGACGAGGCAAAGCTGGAGGCAGAGATCTGTGTATCTATCCTCAAGGGAAAGCAGTTCGAGTTCCCGATCTTTTTCGATCAGGAGGAAAAGACTACACTGGATACCGGCAAGGCAAACTGCTCCGAAATGATCCGTGTATTCTGCGATGTTCTGGAAGCAAACGGTTACTGGGTCGGGCTGTACACCAGCCGTTCCTGCCTGACCACGCATATTGAGGACGATATCAAGAAACGCTATGCGCTGTGGGCAGCGGAATGGAGCGATAAGCTCCGCTATGACGGTCCTGTCGGCATCTGGCAGCACAGCGAAAAGGGCAAGGTTGACGGTATCACCGGTAATGTGGATCTGGATATCGGCTACAAGGATTATCCGACAATGATCAAGGCAAAGGGGCTGAATGGCTACGGGAAAGCGCCGGATCCTACGCCTGCGCCGGATGTTCCGAAGGAGACTGCCGTTACTGTGACCGTGCAGATCGGCGATAACAATTACAGCGGCACGCTGACAAAGGTGTGAAAACAAATCCCCGGAACTGCTCATATCGAACAGTTCCGGGGAACACATTTATATCAGTCATTCAATAGCAGGGGATTATCCCTCAATCGCGATATACTTTTTGTTTTCGAGCTTTTTCGGATCGTGCTTCGGAACGCAGATGTCAAGAACGCCGTCTTCAAACTTCGCCTTCACATCAGCTTCAGTTACCGAATCACCGACATAGAAGCTTCTCTGCATTGCACCGGCATAACGCTCCTGACGAATCAGCTTGCCCTTTTCGGTTTTCTCATCCTTATCAAGTCCCTTCGCGGCACTGACAGTCAGATAACCGTTCTGAAGTTCAAGATTGATCTGATCCTTTTTGAAGCCCGGCAGATCAATAATAATCTCATAGTGATCATCATGATCATGGACATCGGTCTTCATAACTTGTGCAGCGTGTTTACCGTACAGTTTCTTCTCCACATCTCCGCTGAAGTCCGGGAATCTGAAGAAATCATCGAAAAGGTTTTCACCCAAAATGCTAGGATACAACATAAGTCAGTCCTCCTTTTACTCATCACATGTTTCCATTGATCTGAGCAAGGGGACGGAGCGTTCGGCACCCGGATCCTTTGGTGCTTCTCTGTTCCTTTGTTCTGACTACATTATAGCACGCTTCATTAGCACTGTCAATAGGAGAGTGCTAATTTTCACAAAGATTTCTTATTTGACACATAAGCGTCATTTACGGCCTTTGGTAATCTATTCTGGGAGGAGTCTATGAAACCTGAACAAAAAAGAATGATTGAAGAATTGCGTAACTCTGGCTGCGGGTATAAGGAGATCTCCGAGCAGCTGCAAATATCTATCAACACGGTAAAATCCTATTGTAAACGCCATGAACTTACGCGGATGGGGAAACGAAACAGCGGTTCCGTCCGTTTTTGTCTGCAATGCGGAAACGAGATCAAGCAGGAACAGCACCGCAAGACAAAGAAATTCTGCTCCGATAGATGCCGTATGATCTGGTGGAGGGAGCACTCTTCCCTACTCCGTACATCATCTAAGCAGACATTTATCTGTCCGGTATGTCATGAAGCTTTTGCAGCATATAGCAGCACAAAGCAGAAATACTGCTCTCGCTTATGCTACGCCAGATCGAGGGAGGCGGCACATGAATAAATATAATAATCTTATCCGTTATCAGAAAGTAATGGCTTGGGCGCGTTCCCTGCTTTCAAAAGCAATTATCAGCAGGGCTGAATATGCCCGAATTGATACAATGATGCTGAAGAAATACGGGATATCTTCGTGCAGTATATTCCGCTGATAATCGTTGACTTTTCGCGCTTTTAGAGCGAATATGGTAGGCGAGGAGGTGGTGCTGTGGAACGAAAAGTTGAAAGGGTTCAGTTCCCCGATACCAGAAAAGTGAAATTGCTGCGGACAGCAGCATATGCTCGGGTATCAAGCGGAAAAGACGCCATGCTTCATTCGCTGTCAGCACAGGTCAGCTATTACAATAAGCTGATACAAAGTAATCCGGAATGGCTGTTCTGCGGTGTTTACGCCGATGAAGCCCTGACCGGAACCAAGGAGACCAGGCAGAATTTCCAGAAACTGCTTGCAGAATGCAGAGCCGGAAACATCGACCTGATCATCACGAAGTCGATTTCAAGGTTTGCCCGGAACACGGTCACACTACTTGAAACGGTCCGTGAGCTGAAAGTGCTCAGTGTGGATGTCTTCTTTGAAGAGCAGAATATCCACACCATGAGCGCAGACGGAGAGTTAATGCTGACGATTCTAGCATCCTCCGCACAGGAGGAGAGCTATTCTGCCAGCGAAAACCAGAAATGGCGTATCCGGAAGGATTTTGAAGCCGGCAAGGTCAGTACAGTGATCATGTTGGGCTACAAACGTAATAGGGACGGCGTTCTCGAAATCATACCGGAAGAGGCAGATATCGTCAGAATGATGTTTTCTGATGCAATGTCGGGTATGGGCGGTCAGGCTATTGCGAATAAACTGAATATGCTGAAAATCCGTACCAAAAACGGCTGTCAGTGGACGGCCCACGGTGTCCGCAGAGTTCTCAGAAACGAAAAATACTGCGGTGACCTGCGGCTTCAGAAGTTTTATAATGAGAATCATCTGACAAAGCGGAAAATGACAAATGACGGTCATCTGCCTCAGATATATGTTGAGGAAGCGCATCCCGCGATAATTGACAGAGAAATATTCATGGCAGTACAGGCATTTTTAAAGGATAACCAGCGTTTTACTGCACTCAAAGAGACAACGGGAGTTTATCCGTTTACAAGTCTCATAAAATGCGGATGCTGCGGGAAGACATACCGCCGGAAAACGACCGTGACCGGTATTGTGTGGATCTGCAATACCTATAACCAGAAGGGAAAGAAATCCTGCCCGACTGCAAAACAGATACCGGAAGAAAAGCTGATCTCCGCCTGCTGTGAGGTACTCGGCATCAATCATTTTGACGCTGAAGCTTTTCAGGAGACTGTTTCTGAAATCATCGTGCCGAAGCCGAATATTCTGCTTTTCCGCTTTACCGACGGGACAGAACACACAGTTTTGTGGCAGGATCGTTCCCGTTCGGAGAGCTGGACGCCGGAAATGAAAGCAAAGGCAGCAGAGCATAGCAGAAGGAGGAGGAAGAAATGAAAAAAATAACGGTAATTCCGGCAAGACTGGATCAGGCTACCTTTATGCCGCTGGATCAGCCTGTCAAACGCAAGGTTGCGGGATACGCCCGTGTCTCGACTGATTCAGACGAACAAAAGACGTCTTATGAAGCACAAGTCAGATACTATACCAATTACATTAAGAGCCGCGATGACTGGGAATTTGTCAATGTGTATACGGACGAAGGTATCAGCGGAACGAATACGAAGCACAGAAGCGGTTTTAACAGAATGATCGAGGACGCTCTTGCAGGCGAAATCGACCTGATCGTCACGAAATCAGTGAGCCGTTTTGCAAGAAACACAGTTGACAGCCTGATTACCGTCCGTAAGCTGAAGGAAAAAGGCATTGAGGTCTATTTCGAGAAGGAAAATATCTACACGCTGGATTCAAAAGGCGAGCTGCTCATCACGATCATGAGTTCCCTGGCACAGGAAGAAAGTAGGAGTATCAGCGAAAACGTGACCTGGGGTCAGCGGAAGCGTATGGCTGAGGGTAAAGTCACGATCCCTTACGGCCGCTTCCTCGGATACAAGAAGGGCGCAGACGGCTTGCCGGAGATCATACCGGAGGAAGCCGAAACCGTCCGGCTTATTTACCGATCCTTTATGGAGGGCATGACACCGGGCAGAATCGTGAAAATGCTGATGCAGCGTGGAATTCCTGCACCGGGCGGTGGAGACAAGTGGTACACACATACTATAAATAGTATTCTGACGAACGAAAAATACAAAGGCTCGGCGATCCTTCAGAAAAAGTTCACTGTGGACTTTCTGACGAAGAAGCAGAAGGTCAACGAAGGTGAGGTTCCGCAGTATTATGTCGAAGAGAGCCATCCTGCAATCATAGACCCGGAAGAATTCGAGCTTGTGCAGGCTGAGGTCATACGGCGAAAGATTCTCGGCAAAGCGTATAGCAGCAGTAATCTTTTCTCTGCAAAACTGATCTGTGGCTGCTGCGGCGGGTACTTCGGCTCCAAGGTGTGGCACAGTACAAGCAAATACCGTCGTATGATCTGGCAATGCAATCACAAGTTTACGAACGGTGAGAAATGCACAACTCCGCACCTCTATGAGGATGAGATCAAGCAGAAGTTCATCACGGTCTGCGGTATAGTAGGCGAGGACAAGGATGACTTCCTTGCCTCCTGCCGGGAGATCACCGAAGCTTTGTGCGATAGTGCAGCGCTTGACAAGCATATTGAGGACCTGCTTGTCAGAGCCGATGAACTGACTGCGGTTATGCAGGGATTCATCCGGGAAAACGCAGAACACGAACAGGATCAGGATTTATACAACCAGAAGTACGCTGAGCACGAGGAACAGATGAAA